GACCAGCGGAGACACCCTGTGTTGAACGCTGGTTCTTAGGAGAACTTAAAAACATAGACCCTGAGTTTCGTCCTTTTTTCGAGAAAAAATCAAGAAGGTGGTTGATAGTAAGGTTTCTGCCGGTAGCAGAAAAAACCTCAACTGCTATACGCAAAAGAGGATATATAATTGAGTACTGCGTTTCGAAGGGGAAGGATTATACGCCGCTAGACAGAAGAACGATTTACACACTTAAAGTACTCGTTTATCTCAAACAAAAGCTGAGAGTGATCGAAGAACACTTGACAGAATTAAAAGGCTCGGATGACGAATTATGGAAAGAAGGACTGAAAGCCTGGAGTGAAGCAAAAAGGCAATTCTTGAAAAAGATGTATGGGTTTATGTTCACAGAAACTTTTACGTAGGAGGTAAAAGATGTATTTAAGAGTAAGAAGACAAAGACGTGGTTATGCCGAAATCGGAAGGAAGATCCGGTTTCTCAGGCGGGTTGAATTCATGCAAGGGCAAGGGCTAACCCCTGTACGATCCGTGCAATTCCACGTTGATGGCAAGGATGGAAGTGACAGGCATAATGGCCTATCGTTTGATAGGGCATTTGCGACAATCGAAGCAGCCATTACTGCAATGAACGCTCGGATTGATTGGGCAGAGTCACCTTGGGCTAGAGCCGATGTTTGCTATATCGCACCTGGGAAATACGCAGAGAATCTTGAATCAATGCCTTATGGTTGTAGCATGATTGGCCTTGGTGATGCTTTTGACCTTAACGGGGAAAGAGGCGTAACCATCAAGCCAGTTGCCGGAAGCCCGGTTGATTGTACGTCCATAATCAACTCCAGGCTCGAGAATCTTTGTTTCGAGTGTCCCGACACAGACCCTATATTCCAAGTTGATAACTTCAATAGAAATGTGCTGGTAGATATTCTGCTTTGCGGATTGCCAGGAGGAAGCCCAACGACAACCAGGGGACTAGAGATCGTAAAGGACATGACCGGAAACAGACTTTCCAATGTTGTCATCCAGATGGCGAGAAATGGGATCTATGTTGTTACTGATAATGCCGCCCAGAAACAGGCAAGCGGAAATATCCTTGAAGAGATTATTGTTCGTGGTGCTGATCAAAAGGGGATCTTCTTCCATAGAAACTCCGTACCCTCTATGACGATTCTCAAGAACAGCGAAATAGGAGATGGATCAATTGCCCTAGCACTCGGACTCGATGATGATTCTAGCCTTGTTCAGGTAGCGAATACCAACTTCCAAGCGGAAGCCATGGATCCTGCACACAACGCTGCCGATGCCAAGTACAACAACTGCTATCTGAATGGCACATTGCTGACACAATCCTAAAATAGAACTCTTTGAGAAATTAAGGGAATGATTTAATGGGGAGGGCAAGTCCTCCCCTTTTTCACAAAAAAGGAGTAGAAAGATGATGAAAAAAATCATACTTAGTATTTTTCTATTACTGTTTATTTTGCCATTGATGGGATCTCAGGGATATGTAAGAAATTTCTTTGCTACAGCAGTAGATGTAAACGACAACATTACCGTCGTTGATGGAGGAGCTATTACGTCTAGCAAGATCTCCATAGGTGGCCAGAATGACAGGGGAGCAATTACAGTCTGGTTTACGCCGGCCGCTGCTGCTACCGTTAGCGTTGATTTTGAATTTGCCGTATCAACAGATCAAGGTTCTACGTGGTCAACAGGAATAGCTGCTGATGCTTACCTTAGGATCCAGGCCAATACAGACGTAAATTCAATCTCAAGCGTTGTCAGAATAACTACTCAGGTTCAATTCTATGGTGCAACCCATGTCAAGCTTTATCGGATCAAGGTGAATAGTGGAGCAGGGAATTGCACGGCTATAAATGCAAGGTTATCAATGGCCAGGAGATTAAGATGAAAAAGATATTATTGGTTTTAACATTATGTAGCGTTCTTTTTTTTAGCTCTGCTAATCTTGCCGTAGGTCAAATACCACTGATTTATCCTATACCCCCATTTATTGACAAGGCAGTTTTTGAAAAGTGGCTAGAGCTCAAGGAACTTTCGGCAGCACCGACTCACAAAGTGGGTTACGGGATGTTGTACGTGTTGGGGGACACTGGTAAGCTTTACTACAAGGACGACGCTGGAAACGCAACAGATTTGACTGCTGGAGGAGGCGGAGGCGTAGATACGAGTGGGGTTCCAGTAGACAACGACTTTGCTAAGTTCACCGACGCTGACACTATTGAAGGCAGAAGCTATGCAGAAACTAGGACTGACTTAGATTTAGAAGTAGGGACTGATTTCAACGCTTACGATGCTGCCTTGACTGACTTATCCGCAGTAGCTACAACTGCTGGTAGATATATTAGAGTTGATGGTGTTGATGGATTTGAGGAAAGAACAGTTGCAAATGTGTTAGCAGACATTAGTGCCCAGGCTTCTGATGCAGACCTGGATACCCTCGCCACCCCAACAAATTGGAGGCTATTTCATTCCAATGGCGCTAATACAATTATAGAATTAGCTTTGGGTGCGAATGGGGAATTTTTAAAGTCAAATGGAGCTGCCGCTGCTCCAACCTGGGTAGCTGGAGCCGTAGATGCTTTCACATTGAAAGTTGATGCTGGTGCGACTGCTGATTATTTTGGGGTTACTGGAGGCGACGGATTATTTCGATTCACCGCAAACCATTTTACGATGGCAGATGGTGGCGATTTCGTTACCTTTAGTCTTGCTGATCACGCCACAGCCAGAATTGCTTTAGGTTTACAGATAGGGAATGATGTTCAAGCTTGGGGTGCTGCTCTTGACACGTACGCTGGAATAGCTCCCTCGGCAAACGTACAGACATTGCTTGCAAACGTATCGTTCGCCGCATTTATGGCTGACTTGAGCAATACAGCTGGAGCTGGATTTGCCTGGAATGGTCAGAACCTTACGGGACTTAATAGTTTTTATCTAATCGAACAGGCAGAAGCAGATGCAGATATAGGGGGATCTGGTCAAATATGGGTAGATGCTGGCGCTCCTAATACACTGTGGTTCACTGATGAGGATGGTACGGATACTCAACTGGGGGCGGCTGCTACATTCAAATTAAAAGTAGACGCTGGTGCGACTGAAGATTATTTCGGAGTCGCAGGTGGTGATGGATTATTCCGGTTCACTGCGAATCATTTCACAATGGCTGACGGAGGCAATTTTGTCACATTGAGCCTTGCGGATCATGCTACAGCAAGGGCCGCTTTGGGAGTGGAAATAGGCGCAGATGTTCAGGCTCAGAATGCCGTCTTGACAGAACTCACAAACCTGACCGACCCTAATGCAGATAAGTTTCCGTTCTACAATGATACTACGGAAGACATTGAATGGAGTACTGCTATAGTACCGATTCCAGGAGGTGTCGCTATTGGAGCTGCCGGTAACGCAGGAGTGATGAAACTTCAGGATGCGGATGGAGACGTTTACGGGGATCAAGTAGGAGTTCAGTCTGGGGACACAATTTATACAGTCCCTACGGCCTTTCCTGGTGCTAATGGGAGTATTCTTGTTTGCACTACGGGAGGGATAAAGTCGTGGTCTAAAGACTTGATACTAGACACCCTCGTTGTGAACGAGATAATCACCTTCGATGCTGAGTATGATGAGGGTGCGGAAGGTGGAGCTTTTACAATAGATTGGACTAACGGACAGAAGCAAAAGGTCACAATTACAGGCGTGAATCTAGATATGTCTTTTACCGATCCACCTGGAGCTTGTAATTTGATTCTAGTAATTGTTCAGGGAGATGGAGATGATACGATTGACTGGACGCATGATACTCATATAGGAGCAGCAGGCGGAACAGCACCTACACTCTCAACAGGAAATGCAGACGTGGACATAGTTGCCTTCTATTTTGATGGAACTGATTATTGGCTATCAATTATGTCGGACGTAGACCTTATCACATAAGGAGGTATAGATGTTGAAGAGAATTGCTTTAGTTGTAATATGCCTCACGCTTTTATTATTTACTACAGGAACGGGCAGTCCAGGTTGGGAAATAGCTTGGCAATCAACACCTGACCTTGGTTTAGGGAGTGCAGGAAGAAATTATAGGAACATATTACCTGCGGGTACTTCGGCTTTCAGTGGTTCTAAAATCAGAATAACAGTTACCGCTTGGAGTTGGGGTGCAGCAACTTTAGATGGGACCTCTGTTGGTCTAATGACAACCGCTGATGACATGGACGATGCGATTGGTGATGAAGATGAAGGAACCTTTCAAAGAATTACATGGGAAGGGGATAATGATGGTGTTAGCTGTAATGCGGATCAAGAGAAAGTTAGCGATGAGATTACCTTCGCTTTTGATAAGACAGAAAGATATGGCTTTCATATTTATATGGTTGATAGAGAGAATTGGTCATACGATGAGTCAGTTAGCGATGGGATGTATCACAATACACCTGGGGCTGATGATACTTTAACTCAAACGGTTGGTTATACTCCTTTAGCAAACATGACTGCTATTATTACGAAGATTGAGGTTTATGTGGATGAGAATGGGAATGGAGAAGAAAATGCTATCTTCTTTGGGATAAACTTTCTCTTAGCGTCTCTATTGCTTATTGCTAAAAGGAGGCCTTGAAATGAAAAGATTGTTAGCCTGTCTAACCTTTCTAGTTCTCTTGCTGTCTCCTTTAATGGCAACAGAGTATTATGTGGCCAATGCCCCTACGGGAAGCGACAGCAATAGTGGTTTAGTCGGCTTCCCTTGGGAAACCATAGCCAAAGTTATGAGTTATGGTTCAAGTCCGGGTTTTTCCCCTGGTGATAATATTTACTTTAATAGGGGTGATACTTGGCGAGAGCAAGCGACTGTTCTTTTTTCTGGTGATTCTGGTGGCCAAATTACGTTCGGTGCTTACGGAAGTGGAGATTTACCTCAGATTTTCGGTTCAGCTGCTCCTACTTCTTGGGCTGACCAAGGCTCAAATGTCTGGAGAGCAACTTGTGGTTCTGACCCTGTTGGAGTGTTTTTCGTTGAAACAGACGACAGTGTAACATGGGGAACAGAAGATGGTAGTCCCGAGTCAGAGTATGATTGGTATTGGTCCTCACCATACTTATACTGTTATGCTATCACTGACCCCGATACAAGATATAATTCTGTAGAGGCGACACAAAGAGAGGATTGTTTTTGGATACAAGAAAAAAGTTATATCACTGTTGAAAATCTTGAATTAGCCTATGCCGATAAATATGGTGTACGAACTTATGATGCTGCCCATATCATAGTTGATGGATGTCTTATACATCATTTTGCTCCCAAGAATGGTGGTCAATGTGATGGCGTTATGTTTGAACGGGCAGATTATTGTACAGCAAAAAACAACACAATCAACAACTGCGGGAATCATGGAGTATTTAATTTTACTGGTAATGGAGGATCGAGTATCGGCAACATCATAGAGGATAATGAAATATGGGATTGTTACCATACTCTCATTGATGTTCAATGTCCGAATGGCACTCATTCAGGCCCGATTATTAGGCGTAACCTGCTTTATTTTACCTCTGATTACGGTGCTGGCTATGCTGGCAATGGGATATATTCACAGGGGTCTTCTAGTAGTAATAAAGTCACGAATATGGAGATTTCTTTCAATCTTCTCTATAATTGTGACCAGAATGGCGTACAAATAGGTCAATACACCACGACAGTTAGCATCTATAACAATATGGTATGCAGGCATCGTAGTGGGTCTATATATACTACTAATGCCTTTTTTATCTGGGGTCCGGGGATTAGTGGAGTTACATTAAAAAACAACATAGGGATTGATGTTAATGGAAGATGTCTTATTGTGCAAAATTCTAGCATGATAACAGCTTGTGATTATAACTTATGGTACAACTCTGTGGGAGCCGTATATGTAACCGTAGCTAACCTGTCCCCTGATGATTTTTTCGCTGGTGATTTTGCGGATTATAAAACTGATACAGGCTGGGATACAAACGGATTATGGGAAGATGCACAGTTTGTAAATAAGGCAGGTAATGATTTCCGCATTCAGGGTGGCTCACCATGTAAGGATGCAGGAGTCGATGTCGGGTTATCACTTGATTATTTCGGTAATATGGTTTGGTCGGGGACGGCTCCAGACGTAGGGGTGCATGAGAAGCAGCAGGGCGACATTCCTACAGCTCTGATTAGAGACATCCTGCTAATAAGAGATGTGTTTGTAATAAGATAGGAGGAAAAAGATGGAAAATAATGAAAAGAAAGGTCGAAACTTTGGCAGAAAGGTGATGTGGTTGATAAACGTAGGGCTAATTACTGCAGCGTTTTATGCAGTTCTATTCGGAGGAAATATCACCGCAGGAAAAGATATGTGGATTTTATACGCAGGGTTGCTTTCTATCGGAACCTTATTTGTTGACGGGATGATCACCTGGACAGATGTTAAGGGTATCATTCCCTTTGTGAAAAAATAAACGGAGGAAGAATGAATAGGCTAGCAATCAGAAATTACGCCCGCTTTTTACTTGACGAATTATCGGAACTCCCGGAAGGACAGGTCAAAGATGAGGATGATGATATATTTGACCTTAACGAGGTTATAAATATTTCTCAGCAGAATGTTCAATTAGATCTAATCCCCATTATACCGCAATATTTTAGAAAGAAATTCTTGATCTCAAGGGAAATAAATAAATGGGAATACGATATTGAAGATGATTTATCTGTAACCGATTTTCTTATGATGGAAGATATTTTTCATAATTTAGGAGCTAAGAAGCCACATGGATTGACTTATATAGAGCTTGATCAACTTTATGAATTCGTGGGCAGCATCAATGAAGTGGCAGAGCCTAAAGTTTGGTTCTGGGAAGAAGAAGGAGTCATTGGATTAAGGCCCATCCCGCCATCAACGCTAGCGGATAGATATAAAGCTTATTATTTTTATAAGGTTCCAGATCTTAATCATGATACTTCAGACACCTCTCCTAACATAGCAACGCCTCCTTTTCCGGCACCAGCACATAAATTAATATCCATAGATGCAGTCTTTCAATGTCAGATTGCAGATGAATCTGGAGCCATAGAGGTCGGGAAAATCTACGACAGAGAACTTTCTAGGGTTAGGGATAAGCTCTTGAAAATAAAACCTTCGCTTAAATATAACAGGAGAGGAAGATTAAGTGAAGCCGTGAGATAAATGGCAAGCTACACAAAAAAGCCGCTCAAAAAAGTACCCGTAGAGGATCTAGGTGGAGGTCTAAATGAAGCCAGCCCTCCAAGCGAGATCCCAATTAGAGAGTGTCTTATTTGTGAAAACACAAGAGGATCAGAGGATGGCAAGAGAAAACAGAAAAGACCCGGGCTAACAAAGCTAGATTCCATATATGACTTTGCCTCAAAGAAGGTCTTTGGCGCTTTTGGCATAGAGGAGTCTGACGAGGTTAAAGTTGCCGCCTTCCTGGAAGATGATATTCAACTTAAATCAGGCAACGAATGGGGATCGATCTTTTCGCCTACTAAGATAATTGATAAGCCTGTCTCGGTAGTCCAGGATAAAGGATTGGTTCTAGTGGCCGGCTATGAAAAGCTGATCACAATAAAAGATGGACAAGCAAATTATTCTGGCGTAGAAGCTCCCCTCTCTCCGCCTACCGTTGAATCAGAAGCGGCCGCCGGCGAGAAAAAACTTGCTGAATACCCAGATTCAAATCAGGACCATTGTGGTGAGTTGGGGCAAGCTGCAGGGCAAACACTTTTAGCTCAGTCATTCAAGGTGTCCGTAGATTGCGAGCTGTCGAAGATAACGCTGAAGCTAAGGAAAGTCGGCAGCCCGACCGGTAATATTTGGGCTGAGATCCACGAATCTAAATCAAATACTTCAGTAACAAAAAACGCTTCGCCAGCTATAAATGGCCAGGCGACAGATAATCTCGACATCAGCAATATAAGAGGCTCCTTCGCCGAGGTTGAAGAGACAACAATTGCCTTTGTTTCCGCTACGAAGAAAATTACAGATTCAGGTACCGGGTTAGCGGGATTCATAACCGGCGATACGATCAAAGTGTCAGGTACGGCCCACAATGATGGATTTTATACCGTTGCTACTGGAGGAGTCGCAGCTGAGATCGTTGTTACTGAAGACCTAGTAGACGAGAGCGCTGGAGATTCGATCAAAATAGAGACTGTTTATCAATTGACGTTTTCCGGAACAGCTCCAGATCTTGAAGCGGATAAAACTTATTATTTCGTCATCTACAGAGATGTCACTTTTTCAATAAGCTCTACTAATTTTATAGTGATAGGCTTCGATAATAGTAGCCCTGAATATGAGGATGGTAAATATTGGGAGATAGACGGATCGCTTGATTGGGGAGGATACAGTACCGTTGATTTAGTTTTTGAGATTTGTGGACAGACCATAGAGGAAGAGGAGATAGAAGCCTACGGAGCTAAGGAAACAGGTTATTCTGATACGGTTCATGCTGATCTGACCTTTTGGTATAGTGCTCAAAGCTTCAAGGTTGATAAAGCATCTGAATTAACCAGCGTTAAATTGCCGTTAAGAAGAACTCTTTTCCCACCAGGGGCAACGGTATGGGTAGAAATTCATAGCGATAAAGTTGGAACACAAGTTGGGGGTGATAGCGATACTAAAGATAAAGATGATATTGATTTAATTGAGTTTAATTGGATAACCTTTCCTTTCTCGGGAACAAAGCCATCTTTAAGTGCAGATACAACTTATTATCTTATATTATATGCAAGCTGGGATCCTCCTGTTGAAGGTAAGCATATTAAGTGGACAAGAACACAGGGAGGGGGAACATATGGTGATGGACAACAACATACCATCAAGTATGATACGACATGGATTAATGGAGATGAAGATTACTCATTTAAAATTTATGGGCTGGTAACAGAGGAACAGAAATTCGTTGAATACGCACTATCAAACATTGATGACATAAAAGAGCTAAGGGAAACAAATGCTACTACCCTTATGGCCCAGGAATTCTTGGTCTATGAAGATAATAATGTAACAAAGGTCAAGCTTTATTTGGCGAAGGTAGGATCCCTGACTGGCAAAAAAGTGTGGGCTGAAATTCATTCTGGCCACGGAGGAATGTCTGAGACCATAAACCTTTCAGACGAAATTGTAGGGGAAGGATCTGACAAGGAAGATGCTGATGCTCTATCAGCCTTCCCTACTTATGGATGGGTAACGTTTACATTCAATGGAGTGCTACCTGACATTAAAGCCAATACAGAATACTGGCTTGTCATTTATGGGGACTCCGCTATCAACTCGACTAACTATGTTAGAGTTGGCATGGATAAAATAGATCCAACATATACGGTCGGTAAAAGATGGGACATTGATGATCAACTAGATTGGACCGTAAGAGAAGATGTTGATATCCTCTTTGAACTCTGGACTTCAATCTCCGATGTTCTTGGAACCTATTCTTATGTTGTTACTTATATAAGAGGGGGGAATTATCCCTGCGAGAGCAATCCATCGCCACCTTCTGAAGGAGTAGAATTGACTTCCGGCAATGTAGCCAATTTGACAAATATCCCTGTCTCACCGGAAGCGGAGGTAACTCACAAGAGTATATGGAGAAACAAAGAAGGGGAAGAAGAGCGTTACTGGGTCGAGACAATCTTGAACAGCGTTACTACGTATAAAGATAGCTTCCCAGACTCGGCCCTGGGAGATGAGGTAAGCTATGAAAGCTACCCCCCTCCACTTGGCGATTCGATTGAGATCTGGGATGATTGCTTGTGGGTTTGTGGTGTTGAGGGTTATCCGGAAAGCCTTTTTAGATCTAGGCGAGGCTACCTAGAACAGTTTAAATCAATAGCAAATAGCATTTTTCCTTTAAGGGAAGATGAGGCCAGCCCGGTCCTGAGGGTAAAAGAATTCAATAATTATCTCTATCCATTTAAGAAAAATTCAATCTGGGTAATGTCAAGGAGTGGGACAGAACTTGTTATTGATAAAATGATTTATGGCAAAGGGACTTGTGCTGGTGCGAGTGTAGCAGAATGTGGAGACAGGAAATTAAGGTTCCTGTCTAATTACTATGAAATAGAAGAGTTTGATGGCTGGAAATTGACGACAATGGAATTACCTAATAAAGTTAAAAAAATCCTTAAAACAATAAATAAAACGTATGCTCACAGATCCTTAGCAAGAAACCATGAAGAAGAAAATGAATTTAGACTGTCCATTCCTACCGGCTCGAGCATGGTCCCTAACAAAACAATTGTTTATAACTACAAAGACAAAAATTTCTTTGTCGATACATACCATCAAAATATTTGTTCTATAAGCGTCCTGGCAATAGAGAAGGGAGAAAGGGCCATGCTTTATGGTACGGATCAAGGAGAGCTCTACAAGGTGGACGTCGATGCGACTACTGATGATGGCCAACTTATAAATATGAGATGGAAGACAGGATGGATAGGTAGCGAAAAATGGATGCGCCTGAGGAAAATTTGGATTGATTTCATCCTGCCGGCAGATAAGATACTTATTTTTAAGGTCTATTCAAATTTTAGGGATACCGCTGATTTGAATGTAAGCCTTGCTGGATCCACGCCAACCGGCGCTGATCCTGAATTGAGAAACGTCATTCATAAAAGGATAGATATGTCTATCAAGGGCCAGTTCTATTCTCTTGAATTTATTAACACGGAGGACGTTGGAGATCTACTGCAGGTAATTAAGTTTTGGCTCTACATTAAGACAAAGAGAGGGAAAAGGACTATAAGCGCTGAATAAAATGAAAAATGAAGAAGAAGTAAGGGCTATTGTCAGGAAAGTTTTAGATGAAGAGCATCTTCTTGGTTTTGTTAAGATATTTGAAAAAGAGCATAATTTATTCAGGGGATCTCACGATAAATTAGCATTGTCTGAAAATTTATCAGTTCCAGAAAAAGTGATTGAAAGAATTATTTATAATAGCCTAACTAGCTCCTGGATTGATGCAAAAAAATATAACTCTTTTTCTGCTGCGATAAGCGATATTGGTTCCTCTAAGAAAACTCTTCTAATATCAACTAAATTAACTGTAAGTGAAAGTAAAACAGTTCCTTCAAATATTTCGCTGAAATTTTTACAAGGCGGTTCACTTAATGTAAGTTTGGGCATAACCGTAACTATCAATGGTTGGGTTGAGGCTGGGGCATATCTAATATTCGAGGGTGAGGGTTCTGTTGTTCTCGGTCCACTTGCAGCAGCAGCGATGTTTCCCGAATGGTACTCTGGTTAATATATAAATAGGAGGCTTAAATGAAAAAAGCATTAACAGTATTAACCCTGGTTTTACTTCTTAGTGTTTTTGGGTTTACGCAAAATCTCGCTGTGGTTATAAATGCTCTGGGTGCTAGGGAGAGTACCCTGACTATTTTCAAGCAGTATGCCGTCACTGATGATTTGACTATTCCAGATAATATCACGCTGAAATTCTTACGGGGTGGTTCAGTTCTTATTTCTACCACAAAAACGCTAACAATTGATGGTCGTGTAGAGGCAGGCTTATACGAGATATTTGAATGGGCAGGAACGGGCAAGGTAGATTTTGGTCTTGGTTCGGTATCAATGGTTTATCCAGAGTGGTGGGGAGCGGTTCCTTATGATGCAGGAACTCCCATTGATTGTGCTGCTGCTTTACAGGCTGCGACAGATACCGGATTACCAGTTATTTTCTCGGCTCTTTACGAAAGCAGGTCAACCATTACCTTTGACAATGTTCAATGGCAGGCAACCTATATTGGTAGTGCAAGATTTGGCTCAAATGCTGCTACCGCTCCTAATTCAGGGATTTATTTTTCTGATGATTCTATACCTGGAATTGTAATTAATTTCACAACTGGTGCGGGGCTCAGAAGAGCAATATTAAAAAATATTGAGATACGAGGTTCTACAGGTGTTAACGCCAACCATAGTGGCGTAGTTGTACCCGAAGGAAAGGTCTCGAATTTCGTTATGGAGGAATGCTTTATTAGAAATTGGGGAAAACACGATGTTTTGATTCAAGGTGGAACAGGGATTGTCGAGTTGCGTAGAAATGCTTACGGAAATTGTCCTAACGACTATGCTGTTATGCTTTCAAATAGCACCATTGGGGGAGTTCCTCCTCCTGATGTAGTTATTGATGGTGGTTATTGTCAAGGAGAATGTGCAGGTGCCGTTGCTCTTGATTCTCCTTCCGAGGGGGTAGGGAATCATATTTCTATCACAAAATTTAATATTGAGATTTTTGGTTATGCTACAAAGCCTCTAATTTATATAAAAAATGCTTATGGAGTTCATTTGAGTAGTATCATGATGCAAACTTCTGTTGCAACAGTATCTCCTCACGATGCCATGATAGTGATTGAAGGACATGCCAAGTCAATAACATTAGAAAATATCCAAAATTATGCAAGTGGTGGATTAAATAACATTTATATTGGGGAGTATGTATTGGGAGTCAATGTAATTGGAGGACAATATTCTAATAAGAGTGGCATGGGGGCGGGTTTAGGATATTTTATACACAACACGGGAACAAATCTTCGTTTATTTGTCAGTTATCCTAGTTTTGGAACTTTTACTGCGGGTAAAAATATAGTTTTTAATGATGGCGTAGCAGCCCCTAGAATGTTTGTTTTATCAGCAGGGAAATGTGGTTATATGAACCAAAATTACGGTTTTGGTTTCGGCACACTAAACCCATCTACCTATGCTGAGATTACTTTAGAAAACGGGAAGTTATGCATGAAGGAAACAACAACACCCACAGCAGATGCGGACTATGGAAAAATATATACTAAAAATGACAATAAGCTCTACTTTCAAGATGGTGCAGGAGTAGAGCATGAAATAGCCGTGGTAGATCAATAATTAAAAATAAATGCGAAGTACGAAAGTAATAACAAGCAATTTAATTCAAATCTTCAGTTTGCTGATGTTGGCTTCTATTTTCTCTGCATCTGAGAAGCGAATTAACTCTTGGCAAGAGCTCTTTCCCGATCACCTTGAAAGGGTCTATGTGGTTATGAAGGATGGCGCAACTTTCCCGCATACTAGCCGATATGAAGCAATGGTTGATATGAGCATGGGAAGATTGGAAGAAAAGCTTCGGAGAGTTAAAGGCAAGAATTACAGCATAAAGGAAATAGCGGTTGTAATCCACAACCATCGGATGAAGAAAAACTTCGGTCGTGAAGATTGGAGACAATATTATATGCTCAAGAACTATGGGTTCAACGGTCTTTTCTTGCTTTACTGCCACAGGACCAATAAGGTTTACAATATAGAGAAAAAGGATGAATTAGATACGTTTTAAAAGGAGGTTAAAATGTCTCAGATGCCGATAGGAGAATTACTTTCAGGAGGGGCTACCCTGCCTGGAGCTGGAGGTGCTGCTGCCGCAGGGATTCCCTTGGCTATATTAATCCCTGCAGCTCTATCATTATTAACTTCTTCAGGTCTTTTCGGAGAGACTTCCTCACAAAAGCAACAAAGGATGATGGAAGAATTGCTGGCCATGATCAAGCCACAGCAGCAGTATTTTTCACAGCAATTCCAGCAGTTTAATCCCATTGTAGCAAAGGCGCTCCAAACTCAGATGGGCCGAACTGCAAACTGGGGATGGCCACAGGAAGGAGGTGGATAATGTCAAATGGAGAATTTACCTGGTCTGAAGAATTTGCTCCTTTACTAAAAGGCCTGAAAGAACGGATGGGTTTTCTTTTCAAGTACCCCCAGGGCTACACTCCGGAGGAAAGGGAAGCCATCATATCTCAAACAGTAAAGGGGGTCCAAGGTGGAGAGAGGGGCAGGATCGAGGCTAAAAGAAAGGGCCTTTCAAGAATGGGCTTGCTGGGAACAGGAGCGGAGTTTGAAGAGGAAGAGAAGGAAAGGAGATTTACGGCAGGACAAGTTGCAGATGTAAGGAAAGGATTCGGTGTTGAGGAAATAGTAAATCGATTCCAGAGGCTCCTAGGAACTACTGGCATGGCAAGGGAATTAGGGACTACCCTGATGAGATCAGAGGAGATCCCGGAAATAATGAGTGGAGCAAGAAGGGCAGAGGGATTCAGGTCCATAGATCAGTTTATAAATTATCTCAACATGATAATGGGGGGACAGATGGGGACGCTCAATCCCTATATGCAAGCGACAATGACACAGGCAGGAATGGGAGGACAAGATATGTCCTGGCTGCCCATGTTAAGTTACTACCTTATGGATCGAGATTAAGAAGGAGGAGAAAATGCCGCTCGACACAACTGACTTTAATCAATTTATGTCTCAGCTGATGAAAATCCTTTTGCAGCAGAAAGTCCGGGAGAGAGGCTATGGGGCCTGGGGGAAAGTGCAAGAGGAGCTTCAAAGGAGCGGGCTTGCCAGAAGGCTAGAAGGATATACGGCTCAAGAAGAAATGCAAAAGCGGTTGCTGGAAGCCGGGTACTCGAGAGATATCGTGAAGATGCTTCTTGCAACAATCTCGAAGGGAACAGAAGAATATGGTCGGCCGGGAGTAGAGACTATAGAAAGAATGAGGCAAGTAGGCCTGGGCGAGACTCCCGGGATCCCGCCAGAAATTCCAGGACAATACGAAGAGGTCATGGAACCATACGCAAATTTAATGCCGGCCTTAGGAAGAAGGTTGCAAGATGGTGAATATCCATCAAGGGAAGAAATGGCAACCCTCACAAGGCTACTAGGGGCAGATAAAGTCCAGGAGTTCCTAGAGCAGGCAGAGAAAGTAAAAGCTGGCCGTGCGCAGAGAGAAGTATCAAGAGGAAAAACAAAACTTGGCTGGGCACAGCTCGGAGTGAAAGGAGAAAAATTAACAAAAAAACAATTGGAAGACCAGTTGAAATTCTTTGGCAAAAAAGAGAAAGTTTTTGTAGATGAGCTAGAATCGATTGAGAAAGAGATCGGCATACTGGAGGATGAACCAAGAGTCGAGGACTTAAAAGCTAAAATTGATGAAATGAGACAAAATCAGTTGAACACTCTCGACCAACTTTTAGGCCAATTAGATAAAAGGAAATGCGATAAGATCATAGCTAAATTGACAGCTGGGAAAGCTACCATTGAAGGCCTTGAAAAAAATAAAGAACAATTTATGAAGAAAGAAAATTTAACGGAGGAAGAATATAACTATATCAGGTTAAGCTTATAAAATGCCACAAGAAATCTACGATTTGATATTCAAGGATTCCAAGGAGGAGGAAGAGGAAGATGTCTATTCCTCAATATTCAAGGCATCTAAAGAGAAGCCTGAAATACTAGAACCAGAATTGGTTGAGCCAGAAGCCAAGCCTTCAATCTTCGATAGAATCAAATCCTTAGGTGCAAAGGTATTGCCTGGGTTAGAAGTGATGGGGGGTCCCAAATATACTCAAGCAAAAATGATGCTAGATAAAGGAGTTGAGCAGAGGCTTGCTAAGGATGCGAGAGAGGCAGAACTAGCCAAGCGCAGGCCAGAGATGGCCCCTGAAATGCCCACGATATCAGCGTTGACTCCAGAAGAAGAGAGAGGATATGAAACTGGAGAAAAGCTTCAGAAGTATCTTTGGTTGTATCCTCCCGAAATAAAGAAAGAGGCAGCCGGAATCTTCAAGGATCCAAAAGTAAATTACTATGCAGATAAAATAGCTCACAGGCTACCACTTTGGCTTACTGCCTTTGCAGGTGCGCCCGCAATTATTGGTATATTTGAAGCATTGACCCAGCTTAAAAACGTAACGCTCTCTGTTGTAGAGGGCTCAAAGTATGATCCCCTTGCGCACAGGCAGCTATCAGAGCTTATTCCGGAAGATGCGCCTGAATGGCTTAGGGTAGGAGCATCTATAGGAGAAGGTGCGACTGATATGGTCTTAGCTGCCATAGCTGCCAAGAAGATAAAATTTGAGGCTTTTAAATACAATATGGAAAGAGCGCTTAATTACGCAGAGAAGATTGGATATCCAAAGGACCTTGTTAGCGTATGGCGCAAGGCTGTAGCAGATTCAGCAGGAGATATAAGCAAGTTTAGGTCCCTAGAGAAAGAAATACAAACCATGATGAAAAGCACGAAGACAATGAGATCTCCATTGATGAGAGGAATAAGTGAGGTGGTAGGAGCTCCGGAAACTGCAATTAAACCCCCGGAAATAGCCCCTAAGGTTGCACCAAGGTTAATGGCCCCGGCAACGAGGATAGCAACAGAGAGGGGGTTAATCTTTGATCCCAAAACCCCAGAGAAAGAAAGGATCCTTGCTATGTATAGAGAGGTAGAGCCTAAACCTGTTGAGCCAGAAACGAAAGTAAACATAAGTCCCAAGGCTGATGGATCCATTGATGTAACCTGGGTAAAGCCACCTGCAGTAAAGCCAGCGCCGGTCCTTGACGAAAAAAAAGAGATGCTAGAGAGCATCTGGGCCACCTTTGAACAGCATCCTAGAGTTCTCTGGAAAGATATAATTAAGTATGTGAAGGGCAAGGAGGAGATCGCAACGCCAAGAGATATAGCAGAATATTTCGAGTCAAAAGGAAAAGAAGTCGTAGGGAAGCCTGCTGCTCCAGAAGTAGCGAAAGAAGCTAAGCCCATTACGTATAAGGATGAACTTCTCCAGGATATCCACGATCTAGTAGGGAAGATAAAACCTAACCCGGACTATTCTCGAGCGGAATTAATGAAGATCCTTCCTTTGAGAATGATAGGAGGGAAAGGAGATCCTGCTGCTAAAGAAATGGACTTGGCAGCACAAGTATTAGGGCATAAATATCCAAGGATGGAGGGAGATGTTGACCTTTACGATATGCTTGTTGCAAGGAAGAGGGTCCCAGTTAGTAGAGAAGTAGCAGAGAAGGAAAGGGTACAGGCAGAGTTTGAGGAGTTTAAGGAAAAAGAAAAGCCTAAGGCACCAATGGCAGTAGAGAAAATTACTGTCGCAGAAGAGGCGAAGGTTGCAGAAAGAAAGACGCCAGAGATGTATAGGAAAGCTCCTGGGATAAAGGCTATAGAGAAGGCATTGAGAGAGGGGAAGGAATTAACTGCAGAGCAGAAAGAGGCGTTAAAAGAAAAAGGAATGTACGAAGAAAAAGAAAGGGCAGAACCCAAGCCTTTGCCCGAGCCCGAGATAGAAAAAGTCCCGGAAAGAATGAGCCTGGTCAAAGTATCAGTAGAAACTCCTGCGGGAGATGTCGAGGAGCTTGGTGAATTGCCAGTTGATAGGATTGCTGAAGTTAAGAAATATGCAAAACAGGTAGGGATAGAAGGTAAACTAAAGGTTGGCGCAACTTATCAAGGAAAATGGGGGCAGGCTTTGAGTCCCCAAGAAACAGAAAAATACATGAAGGAAGTCATAAGAGATGTGAAGGAAGTCCCCAAAGAAGAATGGGAGCTTTACTCTGGCTATCCGTTTACGAAAGAAATCAAGGAGGCAATATCAAGGATTAGAGAAAGGGCTAAAACAATAAAGAGAGTGAAGCTGGAAGAGCTCAAAGGCGAGCTGCAAAAGACTGACACAGGCAAGGTCGAGTGGATGTACCTGGAAACAAGCAGACAGTTAAAAGAGAGAAAAAAACCTAGCTTTAAAAAAGCATTTAAAGGTGCTAAAAGAGCTTTTGTTGATACGAGCGGAAACGTAAAGAAGGAATTAATTAAAGACCTGGGTCCTTTAGGCAAGGAGGCTGCAATTCAGCACGATCTAATTGCCGGGGCCAACGCAAAAGCAGAGAGATTATTTGAAGAAGCTTCTAAAAAGATATACTCAAAACTTTCTAAGGCAGATGAAGAGTTACTAAATGCGGCTATCCAATCAAGGAGGACAATTGCTATCTCTAAGTATAAGCCAGAAGTAAGGCATCCTCATGGTCTGAGCGAAAAAGAACACACAGAATACATGAAGACGATTCCAAAAGAAATACAGGAGAGGGCAGACCTTTATTTCAATGAGATGGAAAAAGTTTTAGATGATTTAAAATCTGAAGGCTTGATCGATGCCGAGTCTCATGAAAACTTAAAAAGCAAAGGCGATTATTCACCAAGAATGTTCATTCAGTATCTTGATCCCCCAGCAAAAGGTTATGATTCAATGGGAAGGATAATAACGGTCCCTGATAGCGGAATAAAGGCCCTTGATGAAGGAAGTTATCAGGTTATGGAAAATAACTCAAGGCTACTCCTTCAAAATGTTGTATCAAGGACGCAAGCAAGGATATTTAGAAACAGGGCTAATAAGACAGCACTTAGCCTAGCCAAGGAGGTCCCTGATAATGGGATATTTAAGCTGGCTAAAGTATATAAAACAACAAAAGAAGGGAAGCCTATCTATCAGGAAGCACCAGCCGGGCATACAAAAATAAAAGCTATGGTTGAGGGAAAACCAAAAGAAATTATAATGCGTGATGAACATGCAAGAGAGTGGTTGACTAGAGACCCGCTGATAAACCAACAGCTTGCTCTCTGGATTGGATGGCTCTCAGGAAGTAGGTTTTTGAAACCGATGGCCACAGGATTAAACCCTGGCTTTGCATTGACTAACTTCCCAAGAGATATTGCCCATGTCTGGATTACAACATCTGAATATTCAAGCTTTGTTCCTAAGTTTACCTTTCAGATCGCAAGAGATTTTATGGTAACAGCGAAAGATGCTTTCTCGAGGAAGGGAAGATGGATTGACTACCTAGATGAAGGTGGGGGAATGACGTTCTTGACTCACCAGGGAAGACCATTTAAGACAGCCAATAGAAAGCTCAAGGCCTTGCAACAAACGTTAGGCTACCTTGGTGAAACATCGGAGATCTGGACAAGAATAGCACTCAGGGAGAGAGCTCTAAGGCAAGGAAGATCTCCACATGAAGCCACCTGGACAGCAAGGAATTATATTGATTTTAGTCAGGGTGGTAATGTTACGAAAGCTCTGGATGCAGGGATCCCTTATCTCAATGCAGGAGTGCAGGGGACAAGAGGAATCTTTAGGGCCCTGGCAGACAGGCCAGTTGATACATTATGGAAATTTGCTCAGTTAGCGGTGTTAGCAAGTGGCTTATATTTAGCAAATAATCTCGTCAACGAAGAATGTATGGATCACGTCACCGATAGAGAAAAGGTTAATAACTGGATCCTCAGCACACCATTTAGATTTACGGATAAAAATGGGAATAGACGGTATCTATACTTTAAGATAGCGAAAGATCAAGGACAAAGAATTGCCTGCACTATTGTTGAGAACCTGATGAGGAAAGCTTTGGGCAAGGAGGTTAATGCAGATCAAATTGTCCAATCTGTCCAAGATTTTATTCCTATAGTACCGGATCAACTTCTGCCACCTTCGATAGATGGCCTGATGGGATATGTGGCCAACAAAGATTTTTGGACAAGGAAAGATATATGGAGAGGAGGCAAAATTACGCCAAGGGAGGAATACACGATATACACGCATCCAGCATTGGTAAAAATAGGGGCAGCAACAGGCTGGTCTCCAGAGAGGCTTGAATATTTCTTGAGCCAGGTTTTTACCAGGGGGAATGTCTACACAAGCCTTGTCAATGGTGGCCTTACTCTTGCCATGAAAGATTTGCCTGAAAAAGACAAAAGAAAAACAACGACCGAAATTGTGTCAAGGCTTCCTCTCGTAAGAAGAGTGTTTGGCGTTACTCCGCCGTATTCAGTTGAAGAAATAAAGAAAGTGGAAAAGGTCGCCATGGAGGACTCAACAAGGAAACATAAGCAAAAAAGAGAACTCAGCGAAATGGCTAACACATATTATAGGAAACTCAAAGATGAAAAAATAAAAGATAGAGATGTTCTTAGCAAGATCAAAGCTTTCATAAGAAAGCAACCGGCTGAAGATAGAAAAAGGCTCGTTAGTTGGTTCAAGAGATATGGGGTTATTTATGACATTCCGGATAGGACATGGTGGTTGAACATGGCTGAACTCTCCCCGGAAGCAAGGGCTACCGTATTCTGGACAAAATATTTAGAGACAGGAAAGGATGAAAGGAAGGGGCTAGAGCGCTTAGCGAGAAAGATTCCCGGAGTATGGTCGGATAGATTTATAAGAAGATTAAGAATATTGACGAATAAATGGAAAAAGGAACAATGAGGAATAGCCCATATCGCCTCTGCATAGATCCTGGTCATGGTGGGAAGGATCCTGGAGCCGTAAACAAAGAGCTCAATATCCTGGAGAAGTACATAAACCTGGCCGTGGCACTTCTTATGAGGGGTTACGCTTTTTCGGGAGATTATTTATTTGATACTTACATGACAAGACACAAGGATGATTTCATTACTCTACGAGATCGATGTGGCAAAGCTTGGTCCTGGAAGGCACACGCTTTTCTTAGCATCCATAACAATGCTCGGCCGATGAAAGGAAAGCCTGGAGTTGAGATAGAGACTTATCATTACCCGGGTTCAAAGAAGGGAGAACAGTTTGCGGGGATAGTCCAAGAAAGCTTAATCAAAGATGTTGGCAAGATCTTCGAGGTCATAGATAGGGGCGTAAAGCCAGGAAAATATTACGTGCTCAAGCACACCAAGATGCCGGCCGTCCTTGTAGAGCTCGGCTTCCTATCTGACAACGAAGAGGCCTTGTTTTTATCTGCCATTGCTAACCAAAAAATAATAGCAACGTCCCTCTGCGAGGCTGCGGAAACTTATCTCGAGGGGGGAGGCCATGAGTGGGCCATAGGAGAAAAGCTACCATGAAGAACTATATAAAACCGGTAATTTTTGGTATCGTCATTCTTGTGCTGGCCATCTTTATTGTTGAGAGAGCTTGTCCCCGGTCCGATGCGAAGTATCAGAAACTCAAGGGAGAGCTTGCTGCAGCACAGAAGGACCTGAAAGAGAACAAGGATGCTCTTGTTGAACAGACCAAGGCAAGCGATAAGGACACCGAAAAGAAAGACGAAGAGATAGGCGAACTAAAGCAGAAGATTAAAAAATTAGATAAGGAAATACTTGCGAGTAAAAAGAGAGACAGGGAAAAAGCCCAGGCTATTTATGATATTAAAAAGGAAGGCGAGACTCTTACTGACCCGGTTCTTATTATTGCTAATAGGGATCTCCTCGTCAAAGAATGGAGAGAGAGGTTCTGGAACGAGAGGGCAGAGAAAGATAAGATAATAAAGCAAAAAAACTTCTGGGCATCCATAGCCTTTAAGCAGCATGGGAAATACACAAATGAACACAGTATAAGAAAGGGTCTGGAGAAACAGCTTTCAGCAGAGGAAGCCTATGATAATCTTGCGGGAGAAACAATCAATGAAGGTGATAAGGCAATAAGACGAGTAGGATTAAAGCTTAACTTCAAGAATATTTTATACAGCGCCACATTTTTTGGACTTGGATATATAACAGGAGCTATAACATGAACGTACCCGAAATACCCTGGACACAAATAGGAGCCTTTGGAGGCTTCACCCTTCTTGTCCTGGCACTTGTTTTATGGTTTGTGCTCAAGTTGAGGAAGCCGAAAAATACTTTAGGAGGGACCATAAACAGGCAAAAGTGCATCAATGATCCGAGAGCACAGGCATGTATAACAGATCTAGCAATGAGCAGGGAATCAATGACGGAGATGAAAGGAGACATGAAGGTGCTACGTGAAAAAGCAGTAGAGCAGACTACGATCCTCAATAATATTCACGACCAAGGAAAAGACCAGACTAAGGTTTTAGAGAGGATAGCAACTAATATAGGAAGGAGATAATGCCCTATGATCTAGTGAGGAGAGAAGGCAAGTGGTGTGTCTGGCATCAATTAAAAAAGAAAATAATGAAGTGTTATGAAAAAAAAGAAGACGCCGTATCTTATTTTAGAGCACTATATCACGCAGACTCAGGAAAGAAGTTTACCAAGAAATAGTTATCTCTAGCCTAGGCCTTTCTGAATAATCCTTATCTATAACAACCCTACAAATTTGACTGTCATTCTTATAAGCTAATTTCTCAAGGGCGTCTAAGGCTAGCTTTAAAATATTATCAACGTCCGGCCGCCTAGTCGGTTTTAATATTCCCAGCTTCATCATTCCTATCTTCTTCTTGCTTGCGGACTTGGGTATTATTAAGCCTGCCCAGAGCTCAGCGGTTAATGCAGATTCGATGGGGATAAAAGCGGGATACTTGATTGCGAATAGCTGCTTGATATAAGTTTCATAGTTTACCGTAGCCTTGGGGCTATAGGTTCCTACTGGCGACCACTTTGCCCTTTGCTTTCCTTTTGGTTCACCCGGGATGGTTAATGAGATCTTGTTTTCTATTTCGTCCTCCACTATATCTTGTGGTGAATAAGCTCCGAGCTAAGCAGATCACGGCGGTTACACCACAACATGTTGATGCAGGGGTTTTGGCCCTCTTTTTAAATGAGACCTGGCAACGCCAATTAATAATGCCAATTCTATTTCTCCGTGTTCATTACTAAAATCTGCACATACTTTTCCCTTTTTAAAAACGCCATTTTTCTCTAATCTTTCCCAACATTTATCAAAATGTTTTTTGTGTGACCTTCTTGATAAATCTATTCCAGTTCCTTCTTGCATCATCCATTTTTCAATTTTTGACTTAGCAGATTTGCTGGTTCCAAATTCCAATGCACTAACTATCATTAGTGCCGGGATAGTTTCTTCCCATTCCTGACACTTGATAAAATTTTCTACGGCAAAGGTGCCTAACCATTCTAAAGCGTTCATGTTTTCCTCCGTATTTTATTTGTTACTCATAAATTTCTGCAGGCAGCTGGACTCCGGAGCTCGAGCTTCTTTCTAGTAACGATCTTTTCATCCCTATTTTCCTTGTTACTCACTTTCCGATATCGGCTGCCGGAGCTCCGGAAGGATCCTTTTTTCTAGTAACGTATGCTTTATACGCTCTTGCGTGGGCCATCTTACACCGGTTCGTATGGAAGCCATCCCTGCCAACAGGCTTATGCGCCTTGTACGGCGTACCACACCACCTGCAATGCTTTTGATATTTGTCTCCTTCGTACCATTTAGTCATGTT